CGGCATCAGTAGACGTCCACTTAAAAGTAGCAAACGCCATTGGTCGCTCAAAATAATCTGCTTGTAAATGACTGAAGTTGCAGTTGCGTGCTCGGGGTATGGACATAGATTGAACAGGGGGCTGATGTGGTGCATTTGAGTCAACAAAAGTTGTTTTACTATTCTGCTGCACATCACTCGTACACGTGGCATCCGACTTCGCCACAGTCGTATGTTCAGCAGTTGCACCGTTAACAGTATTCTTCGCCGTTGTGGTGACAATTCCATCTTCCTCTCCTTGAGCTGTTGCGATCTCTTCGTCTCCTTGTAATAATTTCACACATTCGCTATACAAGCGCAACATTATTTGCATTTTAGCATATAGTGTCGAGAATGTATACTTAACACCGGGCTTTCTCATAGCGCGCGTTAAAGCGCGTGAAAAAGCCGTCATACATGGTTCTAATTCTTTCATGTAATCAATCATAATAAGATACGCATTAAAATCTCGCGCATCTTCCTCCTCCTCGGCTTGTGCTTTTGGCCTCGTAATACGTATAACCTGCGGCCGACTAGGTTTACTTTTTCCTTCATAAGTTTGACTTTGTGCGATCAAATTTAAAACTTCTGAGTGTTGATCATCAGTGTCAGAAGAGTTCGACGATTGTACGTTATCAACGCACCCCACAGTACGCACTACTAAGTCGGTGTCAATGACTTTTGCACGATCGTACTGCAGTTGAACTGGTGAATAATCTTCTCCCCACTTAATCCGCTCACAATACTCATAAATAAATAGCTCATTGCTTGAAATCGAATAACCTGCCTTCATGAGCAGGTAGCAATACTCTATATAACGTTGTCTTAATTCATTAAACTTGACTCGTCCGTAATTAGATGCCTCCAAAAGTGAACTATTAAATCGATTCATTTGATCTACCATATTTGTTGGATCAGACTCGCTCCAACGAGCAATCTCGATGATTACTTGCCAATCAAGTTGTGGTAAATACTTTACGCCATCAAATGCAAATTTTCTTTTCAAAAACGACACATCAGGTAGCTTATACCACCCATCAACGACTTCACCTTTCAACGCCGACGTATATTCTAATCCCACACTAGCCATAACCTGCTTGTAATATTTACCTGTCATCTGAGGATATATGGCTGTATTTACTGCGATTGAATCATCATCGCCATAGTATTTCGGACCTATGCCTTTATTAAAATTGATAAGAGTCCGATAAGCTCTCAATATTGCTAATCTGGTTACAAACATACCAATCAAATTGTTAAACCATGTAGTGATTGCTGTGCCCGACTTGTTCCCTTGCACTGCTTGATAGACAACATCTCTATATATATGTTTCGAATTTAAAAACGTTGCGAATAACACCCTACGGATCATATCGTGCACTGGTGACCAATCCCTTCCATTACGATACCACTTATTGATTGATTCTGCGTTGGACATTCCAATTCGCTGAGCTGCACTCGCATCAAAATTTCGGACATCTCCATTGAGAAAATCATCTCCCACACTTAATTGCTCTTTGATCAACGCTGTCCATTCCATACTGTTTGCGTTAATACCGACTGCACCTTCCCCACGAATGTAGGTAGCTTGCGTGTGCATTAGAAATGCACCAAAATATTTGCGTATCAGTAAATTAAAGTCAACCGGTGCTATCTGGAACAAACGAGTTTTACCAGACAAAACTTTTGATAATTCACGAGTTTCATCTTTCAGTGTATCAATAAACAACGTGTCTGTAATTTTTCCTTCACTAGCATCTCTCTCACGTTGTCGAACCTGTGTTTCTAAATATGGTCCCATCTTA